ACCAAATTTAACTTTAGACATTTATTTATTTTCCTTTCATTTCTTCGAGATCGCTCCAATCAAAAAGACGATATTTTCGGACGTTCATTAACAATCCAATATCATCATCCATGTATCGAGGTTTCTCATTTGCTGTGTAGCGTTCAAATCCGCCACCTTCTAGTACCGCATCCATTCTTTTGGCGATTTGGTCAGCTTGCTTTGCGTTCTTACACCAAAAGTTGATTGTGATGCGTTGTTCCATTGAGATGATTTTATCATCTGCATACTTGTGAGGTGCTTCGTAGGTTAAATAAATTCTCGCAAGCGGAGCAAGCTCTTTTTGTTTTAAGTTTGTAGGCTTCTCAGGAATATCATAAGTAAAAATACCTTGTTTATATCCTGGGAATTCTTTACCTCTAAACTCATTAAACAGTTGATTTAACTTTTCATCTGCCACCAAGAGTTTATAAGCTTCAGTTTCAGCAATCATTTATTTTAACACCTCCCTTATTTTTGTTATGTAAATTTCTTTAGCACGAGGAGTGATTGCATTGATAGTCTTTTCCTCGAAATCCTGTGCTTTCTGATAGATTGTCCCGCTGTTTGGATATCTAGCACGCCAACCAGTAGTACGACCAAAACCGATATCTTTAGAAGGAGCATTTCCACCGCCTTTGAAATTACTGATTCTTATATCTTCTTTCAACCGTGTTGGTGTCGGTTCGTCAGAAACTGGAGTATTTATTCCAAGTTCTTTCTCAAACTCTTCAGCAACCATTGTGACTGCTTCACGAGCAACCTTAGGTGCTTTAACTTCTAACTTAGTGAGATTGTTTAGGCAAAGGTCTAATCCTTTTGTCATGACAACATCACTCCCTTAATCAAGTCAATTTCCTTACTTGCATGATCACGTTCGATGGCTACGATTTGATATTCATTGCCATCAAATTCTACAAAACAAGAATTATCAAAAGGAAGTTTTGGAAGATGACGAATCAAGAACGTTTTAGTATCTTTATGTTCAGTCAAACCACTTGCTTTTGTGACGGTCGCACTTTCTCTAAAATCTTTAATAGAGGTTTTAGACACCTCTGCCCAGCAAGTATATAAGTCCTTCCTTTCAAAGTCTAATACTTCTCCATCTTCGTTTTGTCCACCTACTTTTTGAAAAAAAGTAATGCGAACATTCATCTTACGTGTTCGCATTAACTTTCCCTCCGTGTTCTGAGTTGGTGGATGATGTTTAGCACACCATTTGCTAATGGATAGCGCATGGTATCTGCTGACATTCCACGATGTTCATATTCTTCTTTGACTTGCTTTTTGACAGCTAAACGGAATTTAGCATAATCCACTAAATCATCTGGGTTTAAATCATTATCAATTGCAAAACAAATCTGCTCTTTTGCCGATTCAATAAGCTCAATTAGTAAATCATCTTCAAAGTTATAGTCGATTTTGCAATACAACTTAACTTCTTCAAGAAAACCATTCTTTTTAGCTTCCATAATTCTAACCTCCAATCAAGGCTAGTAGTTGTTCTTTTGTTTGAGAAGCAGCATAAGAAATTCCCTTGCTATCTAAATAAGACATGATATCTTGTTTGGTGCTACTTGAGGTTGGCACTGCTAGTGCTACTGCTGACCGTGAGACACCCCCACTGACTGGGGGCGTATTAGGGCATAGTTACAAAGTAACCAGCTTTAGCATCTGCTTTCTTAACATCAAAGCGTACAACTGCTTGCAAGTATTGACCGTAGATTTCGTTGTCAGTCCAGCGAAGACCTAATTCTTGACGATCAGCAAAAAGTACAGCACGTTGTACATCTCCGATAAAGGCTTTAGCTTCACCAGTTGCACCAAGAGTTGTATCTGAAACTACAAATACTGGATGACCGAGGAAGGCTTTACCTGATGCAGAAACGATAGAATCTTGAAGCAAGTATCGACCGTTCTTATCTTTCAAAGTGTCAAGTTTTTGATAGAAGCTTTGAGAAACTACGAATGATACGTTGTAAGCTGGGTCAAGGTTTACATTCAAGATTTCTTTGATAGCGTCAAGATCAGCAGCAGTCTTAGCTTCAAAATCTTTTAATACAGTAGCGATTGCATCGTTAGTAGTATTAACCTTAATTTGGTTAGCTGCTTCAGCTACGATTGCAAGAAGGTCAACATCTGCATCGTCAATCGCTTCTTGTGAAAGTGGAATAGCGCCACGGTAAGTCTTAACTTTCCAAGGAACATCTGTAAATTCTGGTTTAGCAAGTGCTGGATTCTTTTCCAATTCTTCTACGCTTGCCATCTTAGATGTAGCGTGTTTAAGGATAGGATATGAACCCTCACCTTTAGATGCTTTGTGAGTTGTCACGAATTGTTTAAGGTCAAGGACTGTTTTAACTTCACGAATTGGTGTAGTTACGATTTCTTTACTAGTTACTTTTCCAGTTTCAACCGTCTTCAATCCATCTTGTGTTGGGTTTACAGCCGCATTCATAGGAATAAGAAGGTCTTTTCCTTCAAGTTTCAAGTTTGAATCAGCAACTGCACCTTTAGTGCGTACCCATTCATTTACAGATTCACGGTAAGATTTACCTTCTGTTTCTACTTCGTGTTTTTTACCAGTTGCTTCCATACCAACTCCTTCTTCTGCGATTTCATATGTTTTCAAATTGACTTTAGCTTCAGCTTCTTGTATTTTTAATGCTTCAATTTCAGCACGAATTTCACGAGCTTTTTCAAGATCATCAGAGTTTAAAACAGATTTCAATTCATCTGTCTTAGCAACAATTTCAGCACCGATATTTAAAATCTGTGCTTTAAGTTCTTTCATTTTTTCTTTAAACATATTTTCTTTCTTCTCCTTACGGTAATAAAAAAAGAGCTTATAGCCCTCTAAGTAGTTCTTCTTTTTCGATTTCTCGTAGCATGTTTTGAATTTCTGACTTACGCTTGCTACGGTTAGCGTAAAAGTCATCAATAACAGCTTGTGGCAACAGTCCATCTCCAAGACTTGCAACTGCACCAACATCATCAAAGGTCATTACTTCATCTGCAAAACCTTTTTCAACTGATTCACTAGCTGACATGAAGGTTTCGTTTCTCATCATATCAATGATCACTGATTCTTCCAATCCAGTCTTAGCTACATACGCATTCACGATGGCTTTGTCGCTAGATTTTAAGGCATTAGAAGCTTTGTCTAAATCATCGCTATTACCAGATACATAACCATACAATGCTTTGTGAATCATTATCTGAGCTGTTGGACTGATAAGCACTTTATCAGCTCCCATGATTGCAACACTAGCAGCACTTGCTGCCATTCCTGTTACTTCCACAGTCACATGCCCTGGATAACTTTTTAACGCTGTATAGATTTCACTTCCAACAGTTACAAGACCACCGTTGGAATTAACTTCCAAAACGATATCGCTATTGTCTTCTGGAAAAGCATCTGTGATAGATTTAGCACTTACTGCTTCCAAACCGAAGTAGTCGTAAACTTCTTGACTATTGTTCGGAATCAGTGGACCTTTCATCTTGATTCTCTTTGGCATCTCTTGTCTCACCTCCTTTCATTGATTGATATTCTTCTTTCTTATCCAAGAAGACATAGTTTAAACTTGACTGGTAACGATCCATGTTTGGATCAGTAGAACGTTCCTTACCAAGTTCAATCAACGCTTGGTTAGGTGTCAAGATTTGATTGTTTACAAGTTTTACAATCTCATCTACATTTCTACCAGTCACGCTACGAGTATCAAAATCAACACGATACTTCCTACGCTCTTCATCACTAAATACTTTCAAAGCAAGTTCGCTTGTGATTGCATCAAAATAGAACGGAAGGTCGTTGGTTACATAATCTTCAGTCAACTGTGCGACAGATTGGTTAGGACTATTAACTCCTAACTTAAAACTAGGAACTCGTAGAGCTTTAGCAATCTGAGCAGTAGAGAAGTTATTAGATGTAATCAACTGCAAGACATTCGTATCAATTTCGAGTGGAGTATATTCCTGGGTATCATCAAATACCAACGGACTGCCACCTGTCGAACCCTCACGCATCTTTTCAAAGTCCATACGGGCTTTTTTACGGGCTTCACCGTTTAATTGAGCGCCTTTAAGCTTGATAATTCCACTTGAGAAACCATCTCTAAAGAATTTGATTAAGGTATTCAATCCGCCATCTTGCAAGCTGATTTCATTTCCAAGGGAAAGCAATGGAGACCTACCAAGAATAGTGTCATGGCTAAAGAATTTCCAATGGATAACATCTTCTGCTTTACATACAATTTTCTTACCATTCAGACGGTCACGAAAAGTGTAAATCAATTCATGGTCATTGGTTTCTTCAACAGTTGTTTCAGACGGTCTAAAAAATTGAAATTCTAATGGCTTGCCACTTATTGGATCACGTAGAATACGAGAGAATGAATTACCAGTCAAGATAGTATTGACGGTCATCGCAAACTTCCATTGCCTAGCTGATGTATTACTTGTGGATTTGACATTCAGTAGATAGTTCATATCTTCGTCCTGCTCGATGTTACCCACTAAATCCTTCTTCAATAATGGAAAACGAGCAACATCGCCAGCAATAATAGATACCGCAGTCAATACATCGCTATTCTTTAAAGCAGATATACCAGTATATTCAGGACTTGAATTACCAGAGATTACCGAAGAGATATAATCGTCATAAG